AGGCTTTTGTTCGTAAGAGTCTGGCTACCCGTGAGTGTCGCTACCGTCGAGTCGATTGCAAACGAGACTGTCGTAGCGTCTGTCGCGGTCGAATCTAGTCCTGCGCCACCAGTGAGTGTTAGCGACTCACTGTCTAAGTCGATTGCAATCGGGCCACCACTGTCAGTGATGATATCCAGGTCAGCGGCTGTGACCTGTGCATCGACATACGTCTTGATCGCCAGCTGGGTCGCCAGAAGTGCATCGCTTGAGCCCAGGCTCGTATCCGTAGATATGCCCGTAACATTCGTGGCTGGGGAAGCAAGCGTCAGACTCGCTGCGGTAACCTTTCCCGTGAAGTCTACGGTGTCCGCACCGTCTGTGACCTTGAACACGGTCCCGGCACCGCTCCCGTTGTCGGCTGTGTTTAGTTCGAGCCGGGTAGAGGTGGCGTCGTAGATGAGGTGGTAGTCGGGTGCAGCACCGAACTGGAGCTGCCGGTCGTCGCCGAGCTTGACCGTATCGAGCGTATAGGACGAAGTGGTGTTTATCTCCTGGTTGTTGACCAGGAGTGTGATCGAGGTCGAAGACAGGCTGAAGATGTTATCGAGGAACGTGAGGTCGTTGTTCAGCATGAGACCCCAGCCATCAGTCGAAGCGCCAATCTCTGGCTGGACGAGTCCTAGATTGGTTGTATAAGAAACAGCCATTGATTTATCCTATCGCCTGGAAGCGCATGGAGGGGCTTTGTCCGACCGCTTGGCGCTCGCCATCCAGCGCGAGCTCAGATATCGCACGTTGCAGCCTGGCCTCCCATAGCGCGGTGGTCTCTGGGTCTTTTAGATACGGGCTCGCTTCTACGAGAGTAGCGAAAAGGTAGATGTCCGGGTTGTTGGTCAGCAGCCAATTCGTGTCCTCGTCTGCACTCAACTGCGTGAGTCGCTTGTAATACAGAAGCGCAGCCGTGTACGTCTGGTCCGGGTCCGGAAAGAACTCGAAGTTGCCCCCGGATATCGTGTAGTATCCGGGTCTGCCGGTCGCCGTCCTGCGTTCGCGTCTGGCACTCAACCGCGCCGGGCTCATGTACTCCATCGCGACTTTCGGGCTGGAGTTCAGTAGGAACCGCTCAACGCCCAGGAACCCGGTCGGTAGCGTTTCGTACTGAGAATCGACAGTAAAAGTGTCGTCCCGGGCTACCATATCGGGTACACGGATCACGCGATCGAAACGGGCCTCCGCGAGTTCAACGAACTCGGGGATCTGGCTCGTCAGGTCGCTTCGGTCGAGCCACCCCGCAGTCGCGGTTTTGAGCTCGCCGTAGTTGGTGATCGCCATTATGCCATCACCGCAATCAAGTCTTCCATCCCGAACTCATGCTCGCCGACGTGCTTCACTTCCCAGCTGAGAGCGTGATCGACGTAAATCGGGATCCCTGCTTCCTTGCAGCGCACACAGAAGAACGTGTCTTCGCCTATGTGCTTTTCATTTTCTTCGATCCACGGCGTATCGAACCAGGGGTAAGCAATCCCCTTGAACACAGATGCGTGGATGCAGACCACCCCGAAACCGGTGGTCGCAACTTGTTCGAGACCTTTTTTCTCGTAATCCGGCCATACCGAGTGCAACTGGAGCGCCTCATCGCTAGTCCGGGACGTAGGCCCTACCGGGTGACGGCGCTTTGAGCAATTCGCCGCGACCACGGGCTCGCCATGTGCGATCAATCGCTCGAACGTGTCTTTCGGGAAACGCATATCCGAATCGATGAAGATCAGCCAATCTGCACCATTCTCCAGCGCGGCATCACATAGATGGCTACGCTCTTCGGCCAGTATCGTGCCCTGCCGGATGTGAAACTGCATATCCGGTGACTGCGTCGCTGCATAGTATCCGGTGGCGACGGCCAGGTCGTGCGCGAAGCCGGCATGGACCTTGTCGCCCATAGGAAGACATATCGAGAGCATCAGATCTTCCCGGGGCGAACGCGGAAGACGCGGTTATCGGAGTCGTTCAGAAGTCTCTTTAGCGCGACTTGGTCCTTGAACTTGCTCGTCTTTTCCCACCAATCCCAGTAGATAGACATCGGGATCGAAGCGACCCGGTGGAGGTCTCCCTTCCAGCCGGCCCGCTCATCGATAGCGGCGTGTCGGCCCTTGTTCGCTTCGGTGATGGGTTCAACGTCCCAGCGCGACTCGAGGACGACATCGCCATCCTCGTTCGCATGAAATAACTCCTTGCGCCGTAGCACAGGATCATACTCGATCAGCCGCGTATCCCAGGACATAGTTTTCCTAGTTCATGTTTTCATTTACTCCTGTGGCGTAAGGGCGGTGGCCGAAGCCACCACCCCCCGCCCACTAACTACATCGCTCAACTGGTGTTCAAGTCAGCAGCTAGGCCAAGACCGGCCTCGTTGTCCACTTGAAGCCCCCACTCTCGTATAAAGAGCATCTTCACCGCATCACCAGTTTTCGCCATTTCCTGGGCCTGGTACGGCCTCAGTTGGCGAATCCTCGCAAGGTCGGGATCTAACACCCAACCATCCCTTGGACGCCCAAATCGGTTAGGCACGACCGATAGCGTACCAAAATCTGAGACATACAAATCTGCACTTCCTATAATTTGCGTCGGACCGTCAGGTGCCATATACCGCTGTTCTGCGATACCCGAGAATGCCGAAGCGGCCTGTTTGTTGAATGAGCCCACCATCAGCATATTGGGCTCGCCCCCGTTATCCCAGCAAGACTTAACGACTGCCTTGAGGATAGTCTCCGTAAACGGGCGCTGTACGCCGTCTGAACGTGCGTTGGTAGCGGCAGATGTATAAACAGGATTAACCCCATTCGTGCCTTTATCAACGTTCGTTTTCAGCCACGCGCCCATCCCTGCTGAATACCGCGCCGCGCTGTCGGAACCAGCAACTGCGATCTGGTTCGCTAACGCCATCGACTCGATATCCCTCTTCAACTCCCGAGCCTTCAAAACCGCTTGATAAGCTCTCTCGTTCGACCTTCCAGCCTTTTCGACGACTTGCTCAGTCCCGGAGATCATAAACGTCGCACGACTAATGGACGTGTAATTTCCAAGTCTGACCGTAGGTGTGACGGCAGTGTAAGTGCCGATGTCATCACCTTCGATCTGGGCATTCGTAGTGTCTACAGAAGCGAGGGCCTGGGTCTGCCACTCGAAAAACGTACCCTCACAACCCTCTACCCCGATATTCGAGGTGAACGGGGTATCTGTGGGGCTGATGTTCGAGATCAGATCAGACAGGTCCTCGCGAATGCCTATTGCGTCATAAGTACTGAAGGTCACGGATGCTTGACCCAAAATAACCTCCTAATTTTTATTGCCCGAAAATGGCTTCAAACAGCGGGGCGGCGTCGGTGGGCTTACCGGTTGACCGCAATTTATCCCACTGCTGTTTCTCGCGTTTGCTTTGAGTGTTCCCGGCTTGCCCCGTAGTGCCTGGCGTAGCGGTCTTTGCTGGGACCGTCTTGGCCTTTTTCCTTCCTTGTGTCTTGGCACGGTCATAGAGCATGGCCTTGCGTAGCGTTGCAACCGCACGGTGGTCAACGACGTTACTAAGTTCTTCCGGCGCATAGCCGATCGTAGAACCGTATTCCACCAACTGCTGTTGCTCGCGCTGCATTACCGCAGGGTCGGCCCAGGCGGGCATCGCTTGAATAAGACGTTGTTGCTCTTCTGCCAAGCGGGTGCGCTGCTGTTGATCGAATTGCGCCTGGTTGATCTGAGCCATCCTCGCCTGTTCGGCTTGAACGGCCTGGATCTTGTTTTGGTGCAACTCGAATGCCTCCTTCTGCTCTAAGTACATCCCGGGATCAACCTTCATCAGAGCAGGATCCGGGCGCATAGCATCGACAAAACCGTTGAGTAGCTGGTGAATTTGCGGCAACACCGTGGTATACTCGTTTCTTTCGGTTTCGAGTTGCGTATGCAACGCCTCGATCTGCTTCCTCTGTTCGGCCACTCCTTGCGTTTTCTGAAGATAATCGCCGGTACGGGAATATCCTGCGATGAGCTCATGGAGCGGCACCTCGACTTCCTTACCCGCCACTCGGACGGTGTAAAGACCCTGGTTATCCGTTTCCTCGACCCCTTCGACTTCGATGTCTTCCACGTCGGCTGCAAGGCCATCTTCGCTGCCTTCTTCTGTCAACTCTTCTGGTTGAAGGTCGCTGACAGGCTGATCGGTGGTTGCCTCCACGTTCTCTGCGTCTTGACTCTCGGTGGGAGCTTCTGGCTCCTCGCGAATCAATGCATCAAACGCGGTGGCTGCTTCGCTTAACGAAAGCCCACCACTCCCTTCCGGGTTGGTGGCGGTCTGTTCCATCAGCGTTTCTTCCTTTTGCGGCTCACTACAGCTGCGTCACGCATGACGCGGAGTTCGCGAGGTATCGCATCGAGAGAATTGTATTGGTGCCAAAGAGCCTCACGTTTCTCGGGCTTTTTAGCAGATTTCCACTCCTCATATATTCGGAGTTTTGCATTTTCGGAACATTCGAGAAAGACTTCCGATTCCAGGATAGCCCCGGCTCGTTCGCCTTTGGTGTGGGTGTTCATTATCGAGGTGGCCCGTAAAGGAGACCGCCGCGCCCTTCATTTTCGCGCTGGATCGCCTCGTAAGCTCCGTATCCCAGCAAGCCGGCACCGCTGAACAACGGGATCCCTTCGCGTTTTATCCTGTCCGCGACTTCCGGCGGTATGCGCCAAGAGGGGTTCACGTCATCTGCACCCGACTCACCGACCTGTTCTATCCTCCAACGCTCGTTGCCTGGGTCATGCAGGAGCGCCTTGGCTCTTTCCGGGTCGGTCGCAAAAAGCGGATTCGGATCCTCGACCCAATCACTCAATATGTTGTATTCGCCGTCCAAGAGGTCATCAAGGAGTTGGGTCACGACTCTTTCATCGGCCATCTGCGTGAAATCATAACCAGCCTCGTGAGGGGGGAGTTCCTGGAGGATCTGATCAAGCGCACCCGAGGCACCGTGACTCTTGAAAGAGTTTGGCGCTATCTCGTTAAGGATCCAATTCGCCCCTTCGTAAGGATCCGACTGCATCACCTCGGTGAGATACCCGCGCACTTCACTCACATCTAATTCCATTTCATCAAGACGATGGACGGGCCACTCCTCTGCGATCCTTCTTATTATCTCGGGATGCTGGAGGGCCTCCATCATCGCCTCAAACGGCGTATCCTGTATCGGTGTCTCGAACCTTGTGGTGATTTTTACATCATCCGGCTCAAGGCCCAAGCGCCGTGCTTCCGCTTTCGCGATACGACCGCCCAGGACCGTGTCATACCATTCTTGCAACCCTTCTGGCGCACCCGGGAACATATCCAGTGCCTGTCCTCCGGTGATGAGGACCACCCGGTCGCGACCCGCGGCGACGGCCTGTTCTACGAGCTTGCGGAAGCCGAGTTTCCCCCACTCCTTGCTGCGCTGATACGGGATATCACCAGAAGGCAGACTGCCACCGAGCCCGGTGCTACTCGTAAGCTGGTCACGGAGGTCTTCAAGCCTCTGCCAATCATCCCCTTGATACAGTTCCTCTAGCCTAGCCTCCCGTGCCGCGTCAGGGGTGCTGTAAAGCTCACTGTCCGGGTGATCCAGCCAATCCTCAAAGTCATGTACTACGAGGTCGCTGCCGGGTTGCCCCTCGAAGATCACATTTCTGAGGGCTTGTTCGGCTTCCTCCTGGGTTCCTCGCAGCCCGATGTCACCATCGAATTTCGCCCCGGTGTAAAACTCGCCGTCAGCCAGACGGAGTTGGGCTTCAAAACCCTCTTCGTAAATCTCGAACTCGCCATCGCCCAAAACTTCATCCCAGCGGTCCATCGGGAGGTCTTCGAGGTCATCGGCGATGTCGCCGACCAAGCGGTCGGGTATGTAGTCCGTATCGTGGCGTACATATTCGAGCATCGCCTGTTTCCTGGAACTCCCCAGTTGATACTCGCCACCCCCAGCGTAGAGGGCGCGTTCTGCGTATTCCGGAGGATAAACAGCCCAACCGGCATCCCTTCCTGGGACTTGCCTTATGACGTGGCCGCCTGTGCCTGTCGCGAAATAAGTGTGAGCAGAACCGTGGTAGCTTGGGGCTATCGAATAGAGACCACTCTCATCTTCTGGTGTAAGGAATGTGTCCTTAGTCCCGTAAGTGTCGAACGGATGCTCTGATTCCCTGTCCATGTCTATCTTTCGGGTTCTGTCCCTCACATAAGCACTGTGACGGGAACGCTCCATATCCATTATCTCATTGATTTCCTCAACGTCGCGACTATCCATTTCAAGGTCGTCGATAGCCATTTGCAGCTCCGCTTGCGCGGACGGGTCAGCATATCCCGGCTGGTCGCGTTTTCTCACGCGGTGGCTCGCACCTTGGTGGATATCGGATTGCAGCTCTTCTAGCACTTCGGCTGTCTCGCCTTCAGCTGGAACCCATTCGCCGTCGCGCAGGACACGATACTGGGTGCCCTCCCGGGTCGTGGTACGCATATGCAGGATCGGATTGTCGCCCGGGAAGTGACCTGTGTGCGCCGCAACCGGGTAGGGGCCTGTTCCAGCGGTAGGGGCCTGGATCTGGTGGACGTTGTAATCGAGTTTCTCGCCTGGGATGGTATATTGTTCACTAGCTTGCCAGCTGGCCTGTCCGCTTCCTCCGGGCCAATGTGTTTCGGTGATCTCGTTGTACCTTCCTGTTATGTAGTCGGCGAACTGCTCCCTGGTCACCGGGGTTGTATCGAAGTCTTCCAACAGGAAAGCCGGACCTCCCTCTATGTCCTGGGCCTCGTTCGCCAACCTACTATATTCCTCTGCAAGTTCGTTATACTCGCGAGGAGGATCGACCCAAGACCCGTGGGACTCCTCGATCTCTCGCATCCGCTCGAATAGCTGTACACGTCGTGCCGATGATGCGCTTGCATCCCCCCTTGGCGCTTCAAGGATATTCCTGCTCCTCCACTGGTAGCCGGATGTCAGAAAGTCTTTTTCGCCTTGGGGTATCGACCGATTGTTCTTGATAAACTCAATCCATTGGTTCATAGACTGTTTCTTGGGACCGCCCATGACAAACTGCATCGTAGGAGATTGCCAAGGGACTGAGGCACCGGGGCTGTATTCCGGGTCGGCCCCTACCACCGCACCCGTCCTAACGGGCCTTGGTGGCATTCCGAAGGAACTACCGAGATCTTCTATGGCTGTTACGGGCACGATACCCCTACGCGCCGCGTCCACGTCTTGGACCTTCTTGAGTCCAGCAGCGAGTGGTGGGATGAACGGCAATGCGCCCAACCCCTCCAAGGCGGCGGCACCGAACCTGCCTTCGTCCAAGAGACCTTTCGCCCGGACTACCGCAGCGGCGTCGCCGACCATGCTGAACTCGGGTGCGATCTGCCCGAATAGACCGCCGGCCTGACCAGCTGGGGTCTGGGGGACTCTGGCTTCGCCGTACTCACGGATCCCTTCAAGCTCGCCGGGTTGGAATATCGGCTCGCCGGATGTTAACCCCTCCGCTGCCTCCATAGTCCACGGCCCGAAGCGGTTCCAAGCTCCGGTAGCGAATTCGCCGATACGCCTGGGCGTCGCGGCGATCTGCTGGCCGATTCTCTGGAAGATCCCGGGCGTAGGATAGATCGACTGTTGGTCGGGACCGCGTGGCGGCAGTTGAGCTCCTCCCATAAGGGGCGAGTAGCCTCGAGTCCCGGTTACATCCGGGAGCTGCAAAAGCCCTCTGCGCTTCCACCAATCTGGATCTGGTGGAGGCTGTTGGGGGGTCAGGAGCGCCATTTGTGATCCCTCCTCGCACGGTTATATTTGAGGGCTATGAAAGATGCTAATTCGGACGGCAAAACCTTCTTTGAGTTCACTGAAGACGAGCTTTGGATCATCAATCGTGCCCTAGTTTATTACGAGAATTCACTAGGAGACCCAAGGTCGCTTTGCGATCCCTCAGAACTCCCCGCCATACCAGCGGATCGCAAGGATGTGGAATACGATGAAACATCGGAATTGCGAGTCCGTATGGGACAAGTCGGTTGGGCGATAATAAAAGACAGGCACTCATCGCCCGATTCCTCCTAGAGTCATTTGGGCGGGGTAAATCTGAGGTAGCATCGCACGTCCAGCACGGACATCCTCCCAGTATTTAAGCGCACCTTGCACCGTATCGGGATGTCTGCCTGTAGCACGATTCGCCGCCCTTATCTGGTTCTCCAAGATCGTGGTAAAAGTACCTGGCGGTGATTGGATATCGGTGATTCCTAAATGCCTCAACCCCTCCCATTGGCCCGCTTGAGCTGCGCTGGGGGTCGGAAGATCAAAGCGCCTGGCGGCATCAGTGAACATTCTTGAGAAATTCTGATAATCAAGGACGTTGGTCATCAGATTCGGTGCGCCTGGTTCATATAAGCCGCCCTTTAGAGCCAGTTCATTGAGTTCTGGAACATTTCGGATGATATGTTCAAAGCCTGTTCCAGCATGAACATCTATCGGTGCCAGCCCCCCTGCCCGGGCTACATCGAAGACGCCTTCGCCGCGCCTTGCCCCAGTATAGGCTGGTGTTTTCCAGTTTGCGGTCACCAAGTCCTTGTACCTACCCGTCCCGGGGGCTAAGTACCCTTGATCGGCACCCCTCAGAGCCCTCCTCACGTTTTCACCCATAAGTCCCGGTTGAGGCGCTCCCGGATACATTTGTGCAAAAATCCTCCGAGTTTCCTCCCACGGGATGTCATTCTGTCGGGCAAAGTTTAGCAAGGTGGTCGCGGAGATTTCTGCTGGGACCGTGTGCTGCGGCGACAGTGCGCCTCCCATGATATTGAGTTCATCAAAGGTCATGCCTGGCCCACCAGCACCCATCTGCTCTCGGATGCCGCCAAGCTCGTACCATTCATCGGCCCCATGCTTGAGGCCCTCCTCTATTTGTTCGTCAATCATCCTACGCGCTTCGGGGTTATCCACGATGGCCTCTGACCAAGTATTCGCGGACATCCTCCCACTGGGCACCCCCGGCGTCGCCCGTGGGTCGGCGGCAACGGTTCCTTGTGTGCGAGTGCCCCTACGGAAAAGCGCGGCATCGCCGACCTTCTTGAGCGTACTCCCAGCCACGAACGGCATCAACAGCCCAAGCCCCCCGAATCCGATGCGCCACGGGTCGCGGTCCTGGATACCGGCGGCGATGTCTGCGATATCGATCGCTTCACCGGCAACCGGCAACATGGACGTACCCAAGAGGGCACCCATCCCGGCCCCGGTCTCTGGTTCGAGGAATCCGCGAATAGACTCCCAAGGGTCTGGCGCATCACGCAGCTCTTGGCGGCGCTCGCGCTTTTTGCGGTCCCTTTCTGCTAATTTCTGGACACGCTCGCGTTCTCTTTCCGATGGATACCACGGTCCCCTGTTCGCGTCACCGTAGGTGAGTCCCAAGTGGACCACCGGGGCAGTCCGTCCGGGGGGCGCACTATCGGTGCGAGCTTGGTTGTACGAGTCCATCAATAGACCCAGGTTGTTCGCCATCAGCGTACCAGTTTTTCTTCGATCTTATACATCGCCTTCTGGGCATCGATCACGCCGCGCATCGCAGCCACGTCGAGCATCGTGCCGTATTTCAGTTCGATCTCCTTCAGATCGATCAACATCTTTTCGCGTTCGATCTGGATCTTGGCCTGGTCGTTCATCGCATCTGTCTGGGCCTTGATCATTTCGGCTTCCGCGAGCATCACGCCCGGATCGGGTTGTTCCGGCTGCGGAGGCGGCTGATAGTCGAGCGGCAGTGGCCGGAAGTATCTCGAAGTGTCCTTTTCTCCGTTGATCTCAAGCAGTTTGCCCAAAGTATGCCGCAGCTGGCCCAAGCCGACGAGCGGGTTGTCGATGCCCATCAAGGTCAGGATCTCGCGTTGCGCGTCGAGCGTCATGCGAAGAACCGCCACGCGGTCTTCAACCAGACCCCCGGTGCCGACATTCACGGTTACGTCCATCGACGTATCCCAGACGGCTGGATTTATCTCTACCCACTGGTTCCTGAGCCGGACCATGCGGGCCTTGTCCTGGTGTTGTGCCAAGAGCTTCAAAAGCCCCCGGTATATGCGTTTGCATCCGCTTTCGGCGTAAATCCGGGCGATGAGCTCGAGTCGCTGCCGGCTCCCCTCAACCTGGGCCTGGACGGCGGTTTTGGTTGTTGACTGAAGCGCATCGGCCTCCAAGGCGAGGTTGTGCTGGCCTGTTCGAGCGTCCCTGACTTCATCGAAATAGCCGATTACGCCAAGGGCGTCCCTACCGACGAACGGTGTTACACGATCCCGGAGCATACCCGGAGCCCGGACACGCACGATCCCACCGACAGATGCGCTGTCGAGTAGGTCTGTCATATTAACCTGGCCTTCAACGGCCTCTATCCGAGGATCGAGGGTCAATGCGAGCGAATCCAGCAGACCACGCTGTAGCATGGTCTTGATCCGCTGGAGGTCCATGACCTGGTCGGCGATATCGGAGCCCCACAAAGAATGCGGCGTGGGATCCGGGACGAAGACAGCGAATGGCACCTCACCGCCCCACGGCGCTGACTGAACGACTTCATAAGAATCGCCCAAGGTGCAAAAACGGATGACTTCAGCGAAACCATCGTTATCGAGGTCCACCGGGATGTACGCTTCGACGTATAACGCACGTTTTTGTGCCGGGGCGCTCGCCCCGTAATCGAAGCTCCAATCCTGGCGCGTCTGTTCGGCGGTGTCCCACAGGAAATCGCCGTCGTATGTGAGGTGCTGTTCGACGAGTTCAGCTGAATAACCGAGCGCGACGAGTTCGGACAGCGTCTTCAAGCTGCGGTGTGCGATCAAGGAGGCGTCTTCCACGGAACGCGCCCGGGGGTCTGCCAGAAACTCTTCCGGGGGAACCGCCATAATGCGCGGGGTTCCTTTCGTCTGTCTCCGGCGAATCTCAATATCGTGGATCTGGGGGAGTTGGTCGGCTGGCAGCGCATCGAAGGAAAGCCCTTGGGCTTGCGCCATCTGCACGGCGAGCGGGTCTGGCGTGGAGTTGATGTTTACCGGCTCGACGCCCTCTTCCTGCAAGAGCAGACCCAGCGCCTCATCGGTCAGCCCGGTGAAGGAGTGGTAGGTGAGTTCATCGGACTCATCCCACCACCATTTGATGATTCCCATCTTCTGGTAGAGCGAATCCTTGAATGCGGCGTAGAAAGCATCAAAGCCTTGGCTCTCGTTGATGATGTAGCTGATCATGTCTGTGGCCTGTTCGGCTTGTGCCACATCTTCGGGGCCTTGGGGCACGAACTCGCACGGGGTCTCGCTCGAGAAAAAGACGCGCATCAGCGACGGCATGATCTGGTGTACCGCTTCAGCCACGTCCCTGCTGACGACTTGGCTGCGGCCATCTTCTTCGTTGCCTAGCGGTTCGCCACGGTAATACTTCGCAGATTTCTCGCGATCGATCGTCAGCTGGTCTTCCATGAACTGCACGGCATCTTGGATGCTGAGTCGGACGATCCGCTGGACCTCGGCGTCGTCTATCCGTTCCTGGACCTCTGTTTCCGCGACTAGATCAACGCTATCGGGCATACATCCTCCAAAAAGAGACCGCAGGAACCTTTATTTTTTCGGAAGATTCAAGCAAG